GCTGGAGTTGCTGCCAGCGCACGCCGGCGGTCCAGATGGCATGCGCGCGCTGGGTGATCGGGTGCAGGAACGAGCCATCGTTCTTGCGCGTGGTATTGAAGGCGCCCAGGTTGGCGGCGCGTTCGAAGGCGGCCACTTCGTCCAGCACCGGCGTGGCCAGCAGGTCGCCCAGCACCTTGTCCAGGTCCAGGCGGCGCAGGCTGGTCATGGCCGACTGCAGCACCAGCAAGTGCTGGGGGTCGTCCTGGCGCGCATCCGGCATCGACTGGCCCAGGTAGACGATCGCTTCGTCCCGCAGCGCTTCCAGCATGCGGATCGACAGCACCACGTCGGTGGCGCGCGGCGTTTGATCGTTGGCGTCCATCACGCCACCACCGGCTGTTCGCGACCACACAGGCGGCGGCCGAAGATCGAATAGACACCGGCATCCGGCCCGGCCACGCGCAGCATCGCCAGCGCGCCCGCCACCGTGAACGCAATCGAAGTGCCGTTGCAGCAGCGAATCAAGTAAAGCATCATTCCCTCCCGTTATTTAATTATTGCAACGAATTCAGTATAGTACGATGCCGTGATGTGTGCAACGGATTATCGAAATTTATTTACTATACTTCGCGGATCTGCAGACCCAGCACGGCGACCATCAGGTGGCGCTTGATGCGATAGACCGGGTTCCGGCGCGTGATCGCGCTCTTGCAGTCCTCTACGATCAGCACGCCGTTTTCCATGTAGGAAGCATCGGCGACGTAGCGCAGCGCCGGTTTCAGCTTGGCCTCGCCGTCGAAGCGCACCGGCGGCGCCAGTTCGAACGCCACCTGGCGGCGCAGGTCGCTGATCTGGCCCAGCTCCTGCAGGCGCACCAGTTCGAACCAGCGGCGCGCTTCCTTGCGGCTGTCGAACACGATGCCATCGACCTCGATTTTCTTGTTGCGGTATTTCGACGGCGCCGGCGCGTCTTCCTCGACCGCCGGCGCCGGCCGCGCGCTGCTGCGCTGGGAGCGGCGCTGGAACTCTTCCAGCATCTCGGTGGTCCATCTCAGCCCACTGGCCATCATGCCCCCGCGATCGGCAGCTGGCGCGGGTCTTTCTCGACCAGGACATAGACCACGCCGGCATCGCACGCTTCCAGGCCGCGCAGCTTGGCTTCGCGCCCGGCCACCGTGCAGACAGCGGAACTCTGGCGATCGAACAGACATCCGGCACAGGATTTACAGGGGCGCGTCTTGAACTCGATGGTGCGCGGATCCAGGATCGCGGCATCGCGCGGGCCGCGCCATTTTTCCAGGTCGATGATGTTCATGGCCTACTCCTGGCGCGCCGGCACCACTTCCACCGGCTTCTGGTCACGCAGGATCTTGATGCCCGCCAGCGACAGCGCCAGGGCGGTTGCCAGGTTGGCGATGCGCAGCCGGCGCTCGGTCATGATGGCTGATTCGGTATAGGTGTGGCGGTCGGTGCTGCGGTCGTCGTCTTGCTGGTCCATGGGGGATCTCCCTTCGTTGTGGTTGTTGTAATTAGCGTGCATTGCCGCGATGGCTCTGCCAGTCGAACGTTACCCACTGACCACCTTCGCGCAGGCGGTCGAAGCTCCGTTCACCCAGGAATTCCTTCATGCCCGACTTGTTGAGGTTAGTCAGCAGGATGATAGGCATCATGTCGCGGTAACGTTTGTCGATGATGTCGAACAATGTCACCTGCTCGGCATCGGTTCCATACTGAACACCCACTTCGTCCAGAATCAGTAGCCCGAGGGACGCGAGTATGTCGAGCATTTCGCGCTCGGTACGGGGTGAATCCTTTCTCCAGGTATCGCGCACCATCCGCACTGCGTCGATTGCGGAGGTGTAGAGCGCCGTGTGCGTGTCCATGATGGCCTGCGCGATAGCGATGGCCAGATGGCTCTTGCCGGTGCCGGGCAGGCCGGAAAACACGACCACGGACCCGTTGCGGTAGTGCTCGTCGAAGTTCTCGGCGAAGTCGCGCGCCACCGCCAGCGCCTTTTCCTTGCCCTCGGTGTCGGCTTCGAACGTGTCGAAGGTGCGCGAGCGGTAGCGCAGCGGGATGCCGGCCTTGCTCAGCCGCGCTTCTAGCCTCTGCTGTTCCTCTTCGGCCTGGCGCGCAGCCATCTCGGCATCAGCGCGCGCCTGCTTGATCTTGGAGCACTCGGGGCAGCTCATCCAGTGCCAGTTCCGACCGATCTTATAACCGTGACTGGTGAAGTCGCCGTGCTCGTCGCAGTGTCCCGGCTTCTCGTCGCGATCGATCATCGCTGATGCCTGCTTAAAACCGTCCGTCATCGTCTACTCCCTCTTTGTAGTCCAGTTGGTCGAATCCGTTGTGGCGCGACGGTCCGCGCCCATCCGGTCGGCGATCGGTAAAAGTCCAGTCGGCGTCGTAGTGCTTCCCAGGACCGAAGAACGTCGACGGCTGCTTGATGTACTGTGGCTCAGTCCTCGATTGCGCGACATAGGCCGCATAACGACGAACCCCAGCGAGCATCACTTCCGGCAGGACGCCTTCCTTGACTCTGGCCGTCCACGCCTTGAAGGTGTCAGCGCGGCTGGCGCCGGGGCGCTTCGGGTAGGCATCCCACGCCTCGATGAACTCCCTATCGCTTCCAGGCTCTCGGGGCTTGGCGCGAACATACGGCGCCGCAGGCTCGGGGGAGGGTTGAGGGGTAAGGGAATCAGGAATGGGGAAGAGGGAAGAAGCAGGAGTAGTTCCGTCTTTATCCGGATTTGTCTGGAACTGCTTCAACTCACTGATTTCATTGTCTTTTTCAGTGATGTCAGGGAATTCGGTCCCAGCGTCCCTCTCGTTCTTGTGCGGCGTCTGGTGGCGTTCGAACGTCACGATCTTGATGTACTTTTGACCTTTGACGGTATAACTCTGGATAAATCCGGATTTTTCCAGATTAATCAGGAGTCCTTCGATGTCGCAGTCGTCGTACGGAAGAAGTTGGGCGCGGATGCGCTTCGGCCGGTACTCCAGGCAACCTCGGTAATCGCAGATCGTCCACAGGCCGATGAACAGCAGACGGCCCAGCGGGGGGATCTCGGCAAGTTCTTCGTTCTGGAAGAACTTGGGTTTAATGTTGCGTGCGCGTGCCATGTTTTATTTCCAAACCATTGCGGAAACTTCTGCGTGCCACCCGGACCAGTTGCGGGCCGCCAGCGTGGCGGTTTTCAGGTCGTCGATGGCAACGCCAGATTGATAGGCTTCTTCAAGCAGGCGGATGCATTCCTGCTCGTTGACGTAGTTGAACCGATTCCGCGCGATGCCGCGAATGTAGTGCAGATCACGTTTCCAGTCTGGCTGTGACCGGATGCCAACCACGCCTGAAAGTTTTGCAAAAGCAGTGGCGACACTACTCTCGGTCAGCTTTCCGTCGAAGTCCTTGACCAGATATTTTTCGCAAATTGGGATGCAGTCGAGAACCAGATTCAGGCCGTGTTTTGCGATCAACTTCCGCAGCGTGGATTCCCCCCTTTCGTTCAGCCTGAATCCAGGAACGAGCGCATGCCAAGCATCTGCGGCCGCCTTGAGTGCTATGCCGTCCAGGCCGCGCAATCCCTCGCGCCAGGCCAGCATTTGCTCAAGCTGTTCGCGGCGCTCGTTCAATTCCTCAAGCTGGGCGCGCTGCTTGGCCATCGCCGAATCATCCGACAGCAGACGATCGCTTTTCCCTGCATTGCAGTCTTCGCAGGAAGTGATGTAGTTGAGGATGTCGTTCTCGCCGCCCTTACTGACGGGATGGATATGGTCCACCTGCAGGATCACGTCGGGAGCGCATTTGCCACAGTATTGGCATTTGAACGAGTCGCGTTTGAATACCTCGAAGCGCGTCTTCTTGCTTATTGCTTTTCGTTTTGACATGGGATGAACCCTTGAGTCAGACCATTAGACGAGGTGGCGTTCCCACGAAAAGACGGCGTGCGCCTTTGAAGGGTCTCGAAGAATGGTCTGACTGAAAGATTCATAAAGGTCTCTTTTCGCAATAGGCCGCCACAGCCTTGCGTCGGTTTTCCGACGAACTTCATTGTTCCTGAACACTTGAGCAAACGCAAGCACTTTCGATGCTGTGATGCAGCACAAGGTAAATCATCGTCTATTCCGCCACACTTCCGGATGATGGGGAATCTTCGTGCCCGGCGCTGAGCAAGCGTGCGCGTGCAATTTCCCAGTGGACATAGGCCGCTTCCCAGATCTCGCGGCGCTCGGCCTTGTCCAGTGATTTTCCTTGATCCAGATGGAAGTGGCATGTGGCGCAGCCGGGTACAGTGTAGATGTCCAGCGCCTTGATGCCCATGCCCTTGCCGTGCTTGTGGTCGTTGCTATGACAGGGCACCACCGTGTCGGGCGGATGGTGCGCGACCCCTGGCACCAGCAGGTAGCACGGCTGGCCACGGCACAGCGCCAGGTAGTCGACCGGGCCGGCATTACGCGCCACACGCTTGGGCTTGTCCTTGGCTGGCTTCCTGGTGTGCATCGGGGTGCTGGATTTCAGGACCGTGGTCGTCTTTATGGTGCTGGTGCCGCGCGCCATCGGGGTACGCCTCAGTTGACTGGTGCCCTGGCGCAGCGGGGTCTTTCTCTGGAGTGGGGCGCCGCGCTTCATGACGCCTTGCGCAGTTGTGCGTCGATCCGCCGGCCGATCCAGCGCACGCAGGGGATCGCCCAGCTGTTGCCCAGCGCCTTGTAGCGCGGGGCGTCCGCCATCATGCGGATGCTGCCCTGGCGGCGACCCTTGAAGTCCTGGTGCGGGATCGCCGTGTAGTCCGGCGACCACCAGACCCCGGCGGCATCCTGCCAGGCGCCGGGATAGTCGGGCGCGCAGCGCCACTGGAAGCCCTGCAGGCGTTCGCACTCGCGCGGCGTCAGCCTGCGAACCGCCATGCCGATCGGACCCACTGCCTGCACCTCGGCGCGCGCTTCAAGGGTATAGGCAATGTGCGGCTGCACGCCGACACCATCCGGGCCGCTGCTCGGGTTCTCGCGTAGCGCGCCCGCCTGAATCGCATAGCTAACCGCCTGCGCCTGCGGGCTGCTGGAACTGAGCGAACCGAACACCTCGGTGCTGCTTACGCATTCTTGGCGGCTGTCGAAGGCGATCGGGACCAGGTGGCTGTGGCCGTGGTTAGCATCCTGGCCGGCGCAACCCTGCAGGCGCCCATAGTTGGCGTCCAGGGTGCTCACGACTGGCTGGACGTATCCGCTACAGGCTTCGTCGGTTCCTGGGAAGCCACCGCCGTCAGTGCGAGCGCTAAGGGTGTCGGCAGTGTTTTCCCCCTGGCCTCGGCGCGGCGCAGAATCCCGGCGCACGCCTTCGAACTCAAGAAGTACTGCGGCGGGATCGAATCCGCTTCTAGCACTTGCGACAACGAACACACGCTTGCGTCGTTGGGCCAGGCCGAAGAATTGGGCATCCAGGACCCGCCATGCGACTGCGCGCTGGGGTCCAATGACACAACCAGCGACCGGCCAACTTGGTGTGTGCTGACCGGATTTTTTGCTCCACTTCCAGAAGCGGGAGCTTTTGCCAGCAGCCGGGCAAGGCTCGGGGACCAGCGCTTCATCCTCGCCTGCAAGGCCGGCAAGGAAGAAGCCGAACGCGTTGTCGTGCGTGGAGAGGACGCCGGGGACGTTTTCCCACTTGACGACACAAGGAAGAAGTCCATTTGCAGCGCGCTGGATGTCGATTTCATTGGCGATTTCACAGAAGGTCAAGGAGAGGTTGCCGCGCGCATCGTCGAGCGAGTTGCGCAGACCGGCCAGCGAGAATGCCTGGCAAGGGGTGCCGCCGCAGAACACGTCGGGCGGGTAAATCTCGCCGCCGCGCAGCAGGCGCGGGATCAGGCGCATGTCGCCCAGGTTCGGCACATTCGGATAGTGGTGCGCCAGGATGCGCGACGGATTCGCCTCGATCTCGGCCAGCCAAGCCGCGCTCCATCCCAGATCATCCCAGGCCACGCTGGCGGCTTCGATGCCGCTGCATACGGAGCCAAAGACGATTGGTTCGCTCATGTTCATTGTTGTTCTTCCTTCATCGGGTGTTTTTCCGTCACGATCTCGATCCAGCGCATCCTGGTAGCGCGCTCCTGCTCGCCGCGCACCAGCTGGTGAAGCACGCAGGGGTTGGCCAGGTCGCTCCAGTGGTGGCGCACGTTAAAGTCCGGGCACAGGGCCGTGCCGTCGCCATCGGCGGCTCCCCGGATGTCGAACTTCGAACACGACCCGCAGCGGGTTTCACGCTGGCGGCTCATGGCGTGCCGGCCGCATCTACGCAAGCATTCCAGCCCAGCACATAGCCGATGTCCTCGGCCAGGATCTCGTCGCCGCTGCTATATCCTCTGCTGCCGCGCTGCACGTCGCGGGCCGTGGCGTTGTTGTAGCTGTCGATCTTGGCCGGCGCCTTACTGCGTGCGTGCTGAAAAATCAGCCACAGATCCGTTTCGGTGACATACGACACCCGGTTTTCCTTCGCCCACTTCTCCAGCTCGGCGCGCTCGTTGGCGACCGTGCAGTGCGCACAATCCAGGTGGCCGGCCAGGTCTTTCGACAGGCTGCCGGTATCGTTGCAGTGGATGCAGGCGGCCGTCACTTCACCACCTCACCGTCCGCCTTGGCGCGGAAATAATCCGCCAGCTTCTTGACCGTCTTAAAGGCCGGGCTGGTGTTGGTGCCTTTGGCGATGGTCCACACGGTGCGGTAATTCAGGCCCACCCGCTTCGACACCGCATGCAGGTTCGTGTCCTTCAGCATCGACACGACATATTGCAGATCGTCTATCACTTTCCCCTCCCATTGGTTGAATTGATTTGCATTGTAATGCATTAGCGTGGACGCCACAATGCAAATTTTTATGCAAAGAACACTTGCTTTATGAATTCTCTTTCGCTACCATGATGTTTCGCAATACCGATAAACCAGGCCGGGCATAGTCCCCGGTAAAGGACAAACGATGAACGAGAAACATGTGGAATTGCTGCAGCAGGATCAGCGAGCAATTGAGAACGTCACCAAGGTGCACGACATGCCGCTGGGGGTGCCTGTCGTGCAGTCGAGCGGCCCGATGCGGCTGCTGGAAATCGCGGTGAATCGCGGCGCCAGTGTCGAGGAACTGGAGAAGCTGATGGCGCTGGCCGAGCGCCATGATGCGAACGTCGCAAAAAAGGCGTATGTCGAGGCAATGGCGAAGTTCAAGCAGAATCCGCCGCGCATCGAGAAGAACCGCACGGCCGACATCACGTCGCGCCGTGATGATGCCGCCAGCTACGCCTACAAATACGCCAACCTGGCCGACGTGTGCGACAAGATCGTGGCGGGTCTGGCGCAAGTCGGCATCAGCCACCGCTGGAAGACGCAGCAGGATGGCGGGCAAGTCGCCGTGACCTGCATCCTGACCCACGAAATGGGCCACAGCGAAAGCACGATGCTGTCGGCCGGCTTGGACCAGTCGGGCAAGAAAAACAGCCTGCAGGCGCTTGGTTCCACTGTCTCCTATCTGAACCGCTACACCCTGCTGGCGGCGACCGGCCTGGCCGTCGATGACGGTGCGGATGACGATGGCGCTGGCGTGGCGCCGGAAGACCGCAAGGAACTGCAGCGCGAAGCGGCCGGCATGCGCAACAGCCGCCGCCCGAACCCGCAGGACGTGGCCGAGAGCCGCAAGCCGGCGGCGCGCGCCAAGCCGGTCGACCCGCAGCTGCTGGCTGATGCGCAGGCCGCCGCCGATCAGGGCCGCAATGCCTTCGACGTGTTCTGGAAGTCGATCAACGGCGAGAAGCGCACCGCGCTCGGCGCCCACCTGGAAGATTTCGCCACGCGCTGCGATCGCGCTGATGCGCCGGGGGCTGCCTGATGCCATATCCAGTTCGACCAATCGCCGAGCGCCTTGAGCGTGGCAAGTCGGTCAATGGCGAGTGCTGGGAGTGGACTGGGAGCTATACCCGCGATGGTTATGGCGTCATGACATTCACGAACGGGAAGAAGCGCGCGCAGCATCGGGTTCATCGAGTCGCATATGAGCACTTCAAAGGCGAGTCGGCGGAAGGGAAGCTTGTCTGCCACACCTGTGACAATCCCAAGTGCTTCAACCCTGGACATCTTTTCCTAGGCACCAATAAGGAAAACATGCAGGACATGATAAAGAAGGGGCGAAAGAGGACCACGAAGGGCGAAGAAAGTGTAAATGCTGTACTCACTGAAGAACAGGTTCTGGAAATTATCGAAAAGCGCAACGTGCAGGGTATGAAGCTTTCCGACATTGCCGCTGAATACGGTATCTCATTTCAGCATGTTTCCACTCTGGCCAAGGGGCAAGCTTGGGCACATTTGCACTCGGAGGAAAAACAAGATGCCTAGAATTTTAGACTGTGTGCAGGGAAGCGATACATGGCTGGATTATCGCGCTGGACACGCTACGGCCAGCAGGTTTGCAGACATCATGGCGGGCAAAGGCGCAAGGGAAGCCTATCTATGGGAACTAGTGGCTGAACGCCTGGCCGGCCCCATGCGCGACAGTGGCGGCATAGCGCGCGAATGGGGATCTCAAGCGGAGGATCTGGCGCGCCGGCTGTACCAGGAGCGCACTGGGAACCTAGTGCAGCAAGTAGGGTTTGCGGTTCATGGGCGCATCAAGTGGGTCGGCGCCAGCAGCGACGGCATCGTGGTCCCGCACCGCAAGGGCGGCATCGAGATCAAGAGTCCGTTCAACAGCGGCGTGCATGCCAAGACCCTGTGCGAAGGCATGCCCGATGCGCACTACTGGCAAGTGCTTGGCAACATCTGGATCTATGAGCTGGACTGGTACGACTTCTGCTCATTCGATCCGGCGTTCCCGGCGCCGCACGATCTGTACATAAAGCGCATCAATCGGGTCGAAACCTCGATCAAGCATCTGGAAAAAGAAGTCAAGCAGTTCCTGGCTCAAGTGGCAACCGCCACGGCCGACATTAAAAACTCCATCCATTAAGGACATCATCATGAACGACATCGCCATCGCCAACAACCAAGCCACCGACCCCGCACTGGATGTGCCGCCGATCATGGTGCCTGAAAAATTCGTCGCCGCCGTGTTCGACCCGTTCAAGCGCAAGCTGGCCGCCGCCAAGCGCGCCGCCGCCAAGGCCGAAAGCTACGATATCACCACCGGCGCCGGCATGGGCCAGGCCAAGGAACTGCGCGCATCGTTCCGCGACATCCGCACTGCACTGGAAAACGAGCGCAAGGCACGCAAGGCGCCGATCATCGCCGCCGGCAAGCTGCTGGACACGCGGGCCGCCGAACTGACCGCCGAGATCGAACCGCTGGAATCGAAGTACGACCGCGAAATTAAAGCGGAAGAACAACGGAAAGAGGCCGAGAAGCAGGCCAAGATCGCCGCCGAGCGCGCCCGCGTCGAAGCGATCGAAAACCGCATCGCCCACATTCGCGGCGCCGCCTCGCGCCTGGCCAGCGCCGACTCGGCCGCCATCACGGTGGAACTGAACACCTGGACCCTGCTGCGCCTGGACCCGGCCGACTACCAGGAATATCTGGAAGATGCCTTGACCGCCGTGAACACGACCATAGACCAGCTCACCAGCCTGCTGGCGACGGCCGAAGCGCGCGAAGCGGAAGCCCGCCGCGTGGCCGAGGAACGCGCCGAACTGGCCCGCCTGAAGGCCGAGCAGGAATCCCGCGAGAAGGCCGAGCGCGAAGCGGCGGCGGAACGCGAGCGCCTGGCGCGCGCCGAAGCCGAACGCATCGAAGCCGAGCGCCGCGCCGCTGCCGAGCGTGAAGCCGACCTGCAGCGCCAGCTGGCCGAGATGCGCGCGCAGCTGGCCGCCGCCCAGCCGGCAGCCAAGGCGGCGCCGGTCGAGGAACTGGTGCAGGTGCCGGTGGTCGATGAAGGCGCGCCGGTCACGCTGGGCGTGGATCTCGCTGCGCCGGGTGCCGACCAGGCCGTGGAGATGAAGATGGAACTGTCGCCGGTGCTGCCGATCCCGTTGCCGAAGCGCCCGGATGATGCCGCCATCATCGATGTGGTGGCCAAGCACTTCGATGTGTCGGCTGAAACCGCAATCAACTGGCTGGCCTGCATCAACTTCGCTGCCGCCTACGCATCGCTTCCGGTGACGGCGTAAACATGAAGCGCCGGTCTACCTTCCAGTCGAAGCGGGCGCAGATCCGCATCCGGCGCCTGCTGGCGCTGTTGAAAGGTGCGGAGAAACCGCTGCCGTCAGTCACTATTGCAGAGAAGCTTCATTGCGACACATCGCTGGTGACAGAGTACATCCGCCACCTCAAGAAGGAGCCGCGCCTGGTTCGCATTGCTGATTACGATGTCGTCAATGGCACCAAGCGCGCGCTGTACGCCCTTGGCGCCGAGGCGGATGCGCCGATGACGCGACAGAGCAACGGGGAGCGTTACGCGCTTGTGAAGAACGATCCGGCACGGCGCCAGCGCCGCAATGAGCTGGCGCGTAAGCGAGCGAAGGAGAAGCGCGCCGCCTTGAAGCCGGATCAGCGCCAGCGCGACCGGCGCGTCTATGACCCGCCGCTGGAGCAGCAGATCCCGAGCCTGCTTGAGAAGATGCCGGGTTACACGACCGAGCAGATTGCGCAGCGCCTGAACGCGAATGAGCGTGCCGTTCAGCGGGTGGTCCAGCGATTGCGGAAAGCGGGCACGGTACAGCGCGCGGCGAACAGCACGATGAAGGCGCACCAGTGGGAGTTGCCGCACCGGCCAATGGCGGCGGTCCCGCGCATAAGGAAGCCGCAGGGCGTGTTCGCGGCGCTGGGGCTGTGAACAGGACCAATGCCCAGAATCGCAAGTTCAACGCGATGCTGGACGACGTGGTGCGGGCCTACCCGCTGCCGCCGTGGAAGAAGACCCTGGCGCGCGAAGCCTGGAAACGGTTCTTCATCCAGACCTACGTGCGCGAGGCGCGGCTGGAAGCGTATGCAAACGGCGGGCCGGATCCGTTCCCGGTGCGTCCGGTGCCGAGCCGCCAGCTCACCGCCGGGCAAGCAGATGAACTGATTGAATTCGTGATGGCCTATTGTGCCTTGCACCTGGGCCTGGAGCTTGAGTAAAAATAAACAAGGAGAAGAAAATGCCCTACATTAGCGTTCACGTCGATGCCGACGAAGTGCTGCCTGAATTCGACACCAAGGATCTGCAGAAAGAACTGGCGACCCGCCAGCCGGCGCGTGCCAGCGACACGGCGCCCGCCCCGCTGGCACGCCTCACGGAACTGCACTACGCGATTAAATTCGGCCTGAACGACCGCGTGCTGGAAATCGCGCGCATCCATGTCAATGAACAGTTGGGCACCGCCCTGTAAAGGAACAGATCATGAAAGCGAAAGA